GGTCAAGTTGTCCATCGGCACTTGAATTGATGTATATAGCTGTGTCTCTGAATTGTAACTTCTCTGTAGAAGCAATAAGTATGTCATCACTAAACTCAAAATAATCCTCATCTTCTTTCCACGTTAAAATACCATCTGATGTATTACCATCAAATGTTACTGCCACATCTGTGTCTGCTCCTGTACCAAAAGTTAGGGAATTACCCAATAGTTTAGTAATAGGACCACCTTCACCTGTAGTGCCATCGTGAGTATGTCCTGAGTTAGCAGCGAAAGCTGCAAGTAACTGGTCAAATTCATTATTGGTATCGGATGCTTGGATTATATCGCCATCAGTATATGATGACTGTCTTGTATATGTTGCTCCCATTTACCTTCTAGCTCCTAATTGATATTCCAACTGAAATCCTTTAAGTGAGTATGGTGCAGTTGCACCTCCATCACTTATTCTTAATGCTACAGCAAACCCTGAACCTTCTACTGCTTGTCTAACTAATGGCTGTGTAACACCACCATATATAACATTACCATAAGTAGATGTTCCATATATACCTGCTATATCAGTAGATTCTAATGCATAAGCCGCAGGTCTAGGTGCGTCTACATCTTCATAGTCGTATCTTAAAAATAAATCAGCGTCTATAGTTGACTCAGGTTTATAATTTACAATAACCCTTTGCATATGTTTTCTTATGCCAGGGTCACCAAAAGTTAAATCAGGACTACGATACTTCCCTAATATTGCTGTACCATTAAATGTAGACCCTTCTTCTTGCCTGTAGATATAACCATCAAAACCACCATGTAAAACTAAAACATCCCCTGTTAAGATAAATGTATCTGTACAGGCAGGTTTAATACCTTTTATTCTTGAAAACTCGTAGCCTTTCTGCCCACTTTGTTGCCCTTTTAAAACACATATTAAACCTTCAGTTCTACTTTCTAATGACGCAGCCTTAGAAAAGAATAAACGGTACTGTGTTTTCTGTGGTATAACTACAGAGTCAAATACAGATGCGTCAGTTATATTATCATCAAATAAAGATTGTACATTGGAACTTATAGTTCCCAACTCCACATCACCAATTTTTGCTGTACCTGCAACTGTACGCAACCCATCAGGGCCAAGAAAAATAAGGTCACCAGCAAATTCTTGTATAGTCTTACCATTTATACAACCTATGTCTCTTGTTACAGCAGATACCGTAAAGTCAGCTACAGAAGAACCTGCTAGTTTAAATATTCTAGTTTTACAGAATATAAATAAATTATCTCTAAAAACTTTTAAACCAACAACAGTATCATCTACAGCAAAACTACCAGCACCTCCACCACTAGAAAAATCATCTTCATCAAAAGGTTTACTAAAAACTACTTCTTGGGGAGTGCTAGACATACCTGCATAAAACATATGGTCTCTAAAAGATGCAACAATACTTGCTCCTGCTACAGCACTTGCACTTACATCTGTAGCTGATAATGAAGAATTAAATACTACAGGTGCATTAGTACCATCTACTAAAACTATTTTTTCATTATTATCGTAATTGAATCTTTCAAAGGAATATTTACCTGCGTTAGTTCTACCATTATCTCTTTCAGTCCAATTCTCTGAAACTACTGTTCTTATTGTGTCAGAAGATGCGGCATGAGTGGCTGCTGTAGTACTATTTACTGCTCTAGTTACACCAGTAAATGTAGTGGCTGTAACACCTGTATATGTAAATTGTTCATCATTAATCTGTAATGTACCACTAGTACTGAATCCTGTAGTACTTTTAACTGTTATAACACCTGAACCTGTCATAACATCATCTGCTGCTATAGTATTTGTAGCTCCTCTTCCTATATTAGTAGAAGCGGAACTAAATATTTTCTCACCTCTAGCTGCTAATATAGCGTTAGCAAAACTAGAGACCATAAGAGTTTCTTCATTTGCCGAAGACGTAAATGGAACTACTTGTCGTATATGTCTTTGATATCCATTTATTCTTCTGTAACCACCCTCTACATCAGGTTCAAAGTTTTCTAGCTCTAAAGCTTGACCAGGTTGCATAACAAAAGTAGAACGGTTAGCAATTAACCCTCCTTCGCACACAAATGCATTAGGTTGTACTCTTGATAAATCTGGCATTATGATGTTGTTTCCGTACTAAAATACCCTGCCATACTTGTCGGTCTTAGTATTACTGTTGACCTTACATATTCATATTTATTAACTAATAGTGTTTGCATATTCTTTATGCCTTGTTCAAATCTTGCAAAGTTTAATTGATATTGTTCAATTTCACCTCGGTATTGATATGTATATGAAGTGGCTCCATCTATTATCACTGGGGCGAACCTATCGGGTATTGTTGTGGTATCGTTTTGTGATGATAAATCAGATGGAAATGTAAAGTAATCAAATTTTAGTGTATACCCTTTATTAGGAAAAGGATATAAAATAAAATTATTATCTAATGTTCTTACAATGTGCGAAGGAACTCCCCCACCAGTAAACTGTGCTACTTGTACTCCACTTGCTATAGAAGCTGCTGTTGTGCTGTTAGCACCTCTAGTGCAACCTGTAAATGTTGTACTTGTTGTTCCTGTATATGTTATCTCTTCATTTGCTATGTGTATAGTCCCTGAAGAATCAAATCCTGATGTACTGGCTACAGTTATAGTTGTAACGCTATCTGTATGTGTAGTGCTTGTAGTTGTTGTTACAATATCATCTTCTTGTTCAACATTGTTAGCAATGTATTCATTATAAGATAACGTGCTCAGGTTTGTGCCCGATGTACCCAAAGTTGAATCTTTAACTATTCTTGCAGTGTTATAGTCTACATGCTTAGTTGAAGTGGGTAATGTATATTTTACTGTCCCTGGAACTAAAACTTCTGTATTAGTTGCGTGATTAAAAGGGTAGCTAAATTCTTTTTGATTGATGTATCTTATGGCTTCGTTAACTGCATTTTGTGCTTGAACTTGAATACCCCGTGCACTTGGGAAAGTAGACGAGGTCAGTTGTGGTTCATTAATACGTGCAAGCACGCTATTAGTTAATGTAAGATAAGTTTGTGCCATACTATTTTAAATAATAGGGGACAAAATTAATTGTCCCCATAATTACGCTATTAAGCTAATTGGTCTCTATCGACCTCATCAGGCTTATCATCTAAACCATGACCTGCTAAATCAATAACAGTAGCATAGACTCTGAGTCTGCCTGTTGCTGGAGCAGCACCTGCAATCGTAGCATCAATAGTATCAGTAGTGGTGATAAATTGAGTATACGTTGAAGCTGCACTTCCTACAACAGTGTTAGTCTGACCATTAGTTCCTGCTGCACAAAAACCTGTAGAGGTTATATCTGCACCATCAACAATGTCATCACCACCTGCAAAGTCTAAGTCAAGAGTACAACTGCCTGTGAATGCTTTCATCACTTCTGCACCTGCATTTAAGACTAAAGTATTTGCAGGTATTTCTAACACCTGAAAGACATCTCCGTCTGAAAAGCTACCACCTGCCGCTACTAATGCATCAATATCAAGGTAAGCCTCAATATTTCTCATCACATTAGTATTCTTAGATGATGGCATAGCCGCAATAGAGTCAGAAAAGATACCTGTGGTATCCTTTGAGGTTAAATCAAAAGTTGCCATTTATATCTCCCTTACGCTACGTTATATTTAGCAGTGACGATTGCTTCAGGTCGAAGAATCTTTCTGCCATATAAATGCATACCTCTTACGATGTCTGCGAAAGAATCAGGGTCTCTGTAAGACTCTGTCTTTGTTATCTGCGAAGCTGTTGCTACTGATGAAGAGTGACCAGCTACAATAACTCCATAGTTTGAGTTTTGGTTAGCAGAACCTGAAGTTCCTGGTCCTGTGCCAACAGCAGGTAGGTTATTTGACATATAGATATCAAAACCATGTAATGAACCTATTGACAATCCGCTTCTTAATCCTCCTGACTCACCGAAATCTGCATTGAGAAGTCTTGAATCTTCATCTTTTAAGATTTCAACGAAAGTTGGATGTAGAACTAACCATCTACCTTCTGTGTCTACAAACTGTGTATCCAGCAGTCTACCCATTCTTGCAATAACTTGCAATGGTGTAGCAGTTGCTGTTGCTTGAGCTGTAGCACCTGGCATTCTTGGAGCTAGTGGAATAGAGTGGTCACCGGCACTACCAGTAGTAATGTTACCAAAGTCACCTTTCTTTAGCTTCATGCTTGTCAATAATTCATCTGAACCTGCAGTTGTTACAGCTTTTGTACCATTTACAGTATCGTTAGCTGTTCCTGCTACAGTGTTTAGAGATGACTGCTTGAAACCTGATAGGTAACCAAGGACTTCTTGGTCGTGTTGGTCACGGAGTCTATATCCAGCTCTGTCTGAAGCCATTGACTCAAAGTTAACGTGACTATGAGCTTCCTCAATGTCGTCAACTTTAAAAGCAAAATAGTTTGCTTTATCTACGATAAGAGAAAAGTCCTCATCGTCTA